CAGCAGTTCCAGAATGACTCAATACCCCGTCACTAGTAATAGTGACAACATTCCCATGCCGAACACAGACAACTTCCTGTCCTGCATCAAAACTGCCGCCAAGTGTAACTCGCTGCTCTACTAAAAACCCAACAAGAATATTTATCTCAGCAGAAGAAGCTGTAACTCCGTCAAGTTTATTTAATTCTGTAGCGGCAGCCAGCACAATGGCGTCAAACCATGTCGTCGCACTCGTGGTCCCGGTTCCACCGTAGATGCGCATCTTGGCGTAACGGGCATTCGCAGGCGCAACGACCGAGCCACTTTGCTGCGTCCATGATGTAGGTGCAGAGGAGGTTTCAGTGTAGACCGTGGATTCGGACAACAGGGATTGCGAACTATCGAACCACCTAATACCAACCTTGATATCAGCATTCGCATTGTTCGTGTTGACGAACACAGACCAGTAGTAGTTCTTTCCACCTGTCACTTCCGCGTAATTGGTCTGCGTGGCATACCCACCGCCAGAGCCGGTATTCACGAACTTGAGCGATTGTGCGCCCGTTGACTGCGTGGAAGTATCTAGTTCTACCGTACCCCCGGAGTAGACGAAGATATCCCAGTCGTCGGGCTGTCCGTCGCCATCCGAGTCCAGTTCAAAGGCACCGTTCTGCACAAGGTTGTAATTGCCCGTGAGAATCGTCGTCTCACCCGCCCCGAAGTTGTCCTCCTCGTAGATCTGGACATCGCTGGCATCGTCGATGACGACCTTGTACACACCATCGAAATAGATGGTCGCCTCGCCCCGGCTGTCAAGAATGACCGGGTTGGCATTGGCCGTTGAGCCGTCCGAGTCCGAGTAGGTCGCTTTCGGTGTCGTTGTCCCCGGCTCGTAGGTATAGACCTTGCCGCCGGCGAGCGGGTTGCCGTTGTCGTCTTCCATGCGGAAGCGCGGAGAGGGAAGTCTACGAATCGCCATAGGTCACGAGAAATCCGGTGCAAACTGAATGGTGGCATCCTCGCGATCCCATGCCAGGGCATCGTCGAGCATTTCGCGGGCCTTTCCCTCAATCGTCGCCAGGCGCTGAGCGGGAACGCTGTATTCAAAGCCCAACCGGACGGCAAGATTCCATTTAATCGCCTCCAGCCATTCCTGCGGGAAGTCGGGATCATCGCCGGCGTTGTCGAAGTCCTCAATGGGAAGCTCGCAGGTGAGGTTGATCACGTGATCCACGGTGTCTGTCGTGGGCCAGATATAGAGCTTGCCATTGGTCAGAGAGGGCGTATAGAACCACTGCGTCGGGGTGCCCTGCGTGCTCTTGGACGGCTGGAGCATGTAATCGCTACGCGCCCACTGGAGCATTTCCGTCTCATCGCCATTATCCTGTTCCAAGCGGACATTATGGACCTTCAGGGGGCGATTGATCTTCGAGGTATAGGCATAGACCGTATTATCCGCACTCGCCGCACTCGCCAGCCCCGTGGTAATCGTTACCGTCCCACTCGCCGGCGCACCACTTACCGTATCCCAATGGATCGACCCATCGTCCAGTACGACACCAAGCGAATCGCCGTCCGAGATACCCGTGATCGAGCCCACATCAATTGATGTAGAGGACGCGGCCTCATCGGCGGACAAAGCGGTCTCCACATATGACAGCGTGCAGTGATCGCCGGACGGGCCAATATTGTACGACTCCTTACCGACTTCGAGGAACAGTGTGGCCTCACCATACTTCCATAGGTGAATACCCTGTCCTTCCCACGCTTTGATCATCAGGTTCAGCGCTTCCGAGCCGTTGCTGATCTCTTCAGCCGACAGGGTCTCAGACGCACTCGCCACGCCGATCAGCCGATACGCGCCCTTGATAAGACCATTACGCCCCAGCGAAAAATTAACGCTGCCGCTCGTCGCCATTACAGATCATCCTGCGTGACTTCATTGACGCCCACAAACTGCGGGTCACGGGCGGGGCGGGTATCCTTCACCGCTTGATGGTCCGGTACACCACGAACGAGATCCTGCGGTTGCCGTGGCTCCCAGAAACGCCGATGAACAAGATAGCCGTCCCACGTATAGCGACACTCCGAGCGTTTCACTTTGAAACCAGAATAGTCGTCGACACAATTATGGTCCCCGTGGCGATAGTTTGTTGTGCTCATGCCGGCTTCTTGATGCAGTCCAGTGTCACAGTGAATTGATCGTTGGCGGCGCTTCCCTGCGGCGTGATCAGAATATCGCCCGTTGAGCCAGCCGACTGCGGATCAGTCCGTCCACCATATGGCGTCCAGTCCAGGAAGCCTTGGCTGCCGCTGCTGATATTGGCGATCTCATCATTGGTAGTTGCATCCCAGGACACTTTGAGTTTGACCGTCGTATCGTACTCGATGGAGTTGACCCGCAACCGGTCGACACTTCGCCCCTCAATGTCGAGCGTCGAAATATCTACCGCGATGGTCTCGGTGTCCGTGCCCGTGCCGTCACCCGTGCCGGTGATCTTGACCGCATGCCGGCGCGGGCCGTCTACAATGATGTCTTTGTCAAAGTTCCACGCCATGTCAGTACACCTTCTTCATCCTGCCCTTGGACTTGGTGGGCCTCCCCCGCGGATCATTGGGCGAGGCCTTCTTCACCGGGTTCTTGCCCTTTTTGCGCACTTTACGGTTCGCCATGATCAGCCTCGCTCTTTCGCCGCCAGGATGTAATCAACCGACATGGTTTTGGCCGCAGCAGCGCCGTTCTGAACGCCGAAGCTAACGGTCAGTTCCTCATCATCGGGAAGGTTCGTGGTCTCCAGGGATGCCACCTTGGCATTATCAACGAAGAACTGCACTTCGTCCTTGCCGTTGTAGTAGAAGGCGACAACCATATAGGTGTCATCAGCGACCGTATGGACGTTGGTGGAACTGGTCGCCGTGTTGTCCTTCTCGACGTAGACATCCAGTTCGGTATCTCCGTCGTCTTTCTGGAAGTAAATTCCGTCCGTGACATCGAGCGGCGTGGTGTCGGTGATCTGGAGCCCCATTACGAAATCGCTCTGGGTCGCATCAGACACTTTGAATCGCGCCTTAAACACAGCCTTCTTGCCAGCTTCCATCAGGAAGGATTCACCCACCTTCTGGAAGAAATCGGCATCGTTGTCGGCGGAGTCGTTGGTGATGAGCAGTACACCGCCGTCTTCGTCGGTCAGCGCCTCGGTCGCGGAACCCACGCCCGCTTCTGTGGTGGTAATGGTCCAATCGCCCGCCACATAGCGGTCGAAGTCATCGAAAACTGTATGCCACTGGCTCGGATCGGGCACTCCGAAATGGGCCATGGCATCGGTCGGACTCACATTGGTGACGCCGTTGGGAGAACGTGTGGGTTCAGACATAGCAGTCTCCTTGCGGCTCATTTGAGCCGCTCAGTGATGAACGCGTAGAGATTGAGTGAAGCGCCCTGACGGGCGTCTAGGGCGCTTCACTTCAGGTGGATGAAACGGATCAAGCCCCAGAACTTCCATACACGCCCCGCCAATCACTCCAGCCAGCGGAGAATCGCATGTACGCCTTGGCCTGGAGGTTGTCCGTGGTGAACTCATTGTCCTTGCTGATCTCGACCGGGACACGCTCGAAATAGCGCAGCCCCTTCGGTGCGTTCGTGATAACGAACCAGGCATCGGGATCGGTCAGGTAATGATTCACCACAAAGCCCTGCGGCATGTAGCGGCCTTCACTGATGGCGTTGATGTCGTTGTTGGCGGTGCCAGTCTGGTACTCAGACTTCATCACCCGCTCGACATCGAAGCGCAGCTGACGCGGCACGACGAGCTTGCCGCCCTGAATGCCGATCTTCATACCGCGGTCATCCTCGGCACCGTCGATCAGGATCAGCAGATCCTCCAGCGCGGTTTCCGAGAAATCGGCTGCCGTCGACAGCTCGTTCTGCTGCACACCGCCGCCCCGGATGGGATGGTCGGTCGCGAACAGTTCCTTGCCGTCACCGCCCGTATAGGAGCTGTTGAAGCCCCGATTGAGGACGTTGGCGCCGACGTGCTCCTTGGTCTGGCGCATCGAGAAGGCGAGCCGCGACGTGCGGTCCATGACGATTTCCTCATAGAGGTTGTCGTCACGCTCCTCACGTGTGCAGACGTAGCCCAGGGCGTAGGAGACGTGATTGTACCGCGCCACCCAGCTCTGATTCTCATCGTCGAACCTGACGGGCGTGCCTTCCGCCTTCTGCGGGGCCAGGCCGAAGCCAGAGCCGTGCACGTCCTCTTCATACTTCTTGCTCGAATTGAGAATCTCGAATATCTGGCGCCACTCCTCGGGATGCTCGTCGTACTTCAGACCAAAGAAGTCGTGAACACCCTCCCAGAGCGCTTTGGGCCAGGTTCCTGTAGTGATGGTAGCCATTGGTTACCTCCTTAGATGCCGATAGCGCCGTGGGCTTCGGTGTGGTTGTTGATCCGGACGGTGCACTTGACAAACGCCGAACCAACCTCGTTATCGGGCCGAGGCACGATATTGACGATGGTCAGCTGGTTTGATGCGTCAGCGGCCGGCACATCAGACGTGGTATCGAGTTCCGCGCCAGAAATGCCAGTCGTGGTATCGCCCGTGTTGGTGTAGATCAGCACGGCATTCAGCCCGACCTCAGTCGCGGCCACTGCACCATCGGCCTGGATCTCGAACAGCGCATCCGGGTCGTCGCACACCCACGCCACGCCCTCGGTGCTGGCCGGGGAGTAGGTATTGGACAGATTGTCCCGGTTGGGCTCGAAGGACACGATGACGCCAGTAATGGGATTGCCATCGCCGGCCGTAGCCTTGTTGATCGAAGGCAGCATCCCGGCCTGATAGCCGAAGATCTCGGAGGTATTGGCAGTGCCGGTTTTGACAACCGGATCACCACGGAACAGAGCCGTCGCGTACCCCGAAGGGATATAATACGGACGCACCGCCCCGCTGAACCCAGTGGTATTGCGGGTCCCGACGAGCCGGAGCCCGAACGGAGTATCAGAGTTAGCCATGATTGGCCTCCATCAGATTGATCGGGGCGATGCGTCCACGCTCAGCTATCGTCCGTCGTGGAAGATCGGAACTTCGCCTCGCCATAGAACGAATCGTCCCCGGTTTCACCAGTTGTATTGCCGCTCTTCATCGCGGCATCAGTACGATCGACTTCTTTCTGCTTCGCCGCCTGGTCCTCGCGGTAGAACTCTTCCTTGATCTTCATCAAATAGGCGCGCATCGGCTTGCCGTCTTCCTTGGTGCCGACCGGCCAGGAGACATATGAACCCTCATTGGCGTTGTTGCTCGTGGCCGAGTCGCCTACATGACCTACCTCGTCGGTGTTCGTGAACTGCCACCCACCTTGCTGGGCGTTGTGCAGTCGATTGCCCCGGTCGTTGATCCAGCGCAGGACATAGCCCTCCAGCTTCGGAACCTGAAGCTTGCTGCGCGGGACACCCAGTGGAACGCGACGATTGGGGTCGCGGCGGCGTTGCATTGATTGTGCTTGCCTTGCCATACCTTGTTACTCCTCGGTGAAATACCGTTTAGCCATACGCTTTTTCGCCTCGTCGCGCTTGGCTGGCGGATAACTTTGCAGAATTCGCTCGAACGTCGCGCGGTCTGACTCGGGGATGTCGCTAAACGACTTATCCCGTTTGCCCTTGCCGCTTCCGGGCTCACTGACCGCGCCAGGACGATCTCGACGCTGATTCTTGAACTGCTCGGGGTACTTTCGGGCCACCTCCAGCTTTGCCATTTCGAATCGCTTCTCATGGCTCAATTCAGGTTGGACCCGCAGCAGATAATCATGGACCTGCTCGAACTCCGCAGACGGACCTACGGCCTGCCCATACCACGGGTTGTGCTCCTTGAAGCTCTCCAGCGCCTGCTGGAAGTCCGGGTCAGGACCGTCAGGATTTTCTTTGCTGGATGTCTCCTGTTGCTGTACCCGCTTGTTCAAGTCCTCCATGTCTCTGGCTGCTCGTTCGAAAGCCTCGACATCGCCCTCATGTACGGCCTTGCGCTGCTGGTCAACCAGTTCGCGCTTGGCCTGCTCGTATGCCTCACGCCGCTGGGTTCCCATCTGAGCTACCAGGTTCTCGACCTGCTGCTCCATCCGGCGATTGCGCTCATCAAGCTTCTTCATCTGCGAGCGCATCAAAGGGAGATTTTCCTCCGCGCGCTTCACAAACTCCTCAGCCGACAGCTCACCGCCCTCGGGATACCATCCCCAACGCCTGGCCTTGTCCTCGTAGGTCTCCGCCTCGGTCTCTTCTTGCTCCTCGGCCTCAACCTCCGGGGCTTCGTACTCCTGCTCTTCTTCGCTCATAGTTCGCTCCTGAAACGAAAAAACCGCCTCGCGGGCGGTCATTTGCTTTATGCCTTGTAGTGATTAGCCGATTACGGCGATCACATCCTCATCGTTGATCAGCCGCAATTCCTCGTCGTCCTCCTTGAGCACCACGCCGGCGTACTTCGCCATAACGATGCGATGCCCCGCTTCCGGGGTCAGCCCATGCCAGGGGACGAAACCCTTGTCGATGTTGTGCTCACAGAAGGCGTTACCGCCCACGGCCAGTACCTCGGCCTTGATCTGTGCCATACCCTCCTTCTCGATGGTGTCCTGTGGGAGGAGAATGCCACCTTTGGATCGCTCCTCCACCGGCTCGGGCTTAACCAGAACCTTGTGTCCTACGGGGAAATACTTACTCATCACTTTGCCACTCCTGTATTGCCTCCCAATCAAGCTCTGCCAGATCCTCGTATGCCTCGTACTGAGCCTTGGCTTTTAGATGCTCGGGCGTGAGCTCTGACAGATCATCGCTGTTCCATAGCGCCGCCAACCACGTCTGCCGCTTCTCGTCGGCTATATAGCGGGCGAATTCACGTACCTCCTGCGTTACCGGGCTGCTGAGCCATTCCTCGAACTGCTCTTTGCTGATCATTGATCGCCTTCACTCTCTCGATCTCGGTGCGCATTTCATCAAGGGTCAACTTGTACGCCTCGACATTCATGCCATGCTCCTCGGACTCGGCCTTAGCGAATCGCTCCAGCGCCTGGGCGAGTGTGCTCATCCGCTCGAATGGTGCCATTTCTTCCTTCAGCGCCTGTTCACGTTGCTTGATCTGCGCTTCCAGCATATCCGCCTGCTGTTCCGGGCTCGGTCCTGGAGGCTTCTCGACAAAGAGCTTGTCGATATCCTCCTGGTTTGTGGCCTCGAAATAGCGACGCCAAATCTCCGCCCGGTTGAGCAGCGGGTCTTGAAGTCCCTGCATCAGCGCCTGCGCCTTCGCAAGCTCCTCCTGGTGCCCGACCGTGGTCGGATCCGATACAGGGATGATCCCCATATCGTCTGAGTCGTAATCATGGAGCGTGATCTGCGCGTTCTCGCCCGTATCCAGGAACTCGAAATACTCCTGCGGGTCGAGATAGCGCCTGTTGAGACGGAACAGCTTCTGGAGTTCCTTGCCTAGCGCATAATGCAGACGCTTGAATATCGCCTTGAACGGCTGTAGACCTTGCTCGATTAGCGCCAGCACCGTGGTTGGTTGGCTGTTCGCCGGTACATTGCCCTCCAGCACCGCCTGGAGCGAGGCGATATCATCCACCTCGCCGCGGAGGAATTCGACCAGTGCAAACATGGTCTGACTCGGGCCAGGGAATTGATCTGTGACAACACCCTTACGCACATCATCACCGGATACCGATACGGTTCGGTATTCCCCGGGACGTTTGCGGATCGTGCCTGAGCGCATCCGCATTTCCTTGCCAAGCCATCCGCCAGGTGCATTCGCCAGGTGGCCCGCATCCAGCATCTGATTGACGCTGGTGTCTATCGCGCCCTGGAGCGAGCGCAGCAGGTGCCCATAACCCCAGTCATAGACTCGGGATTTCGGGTTGGGGATAAACCCATACTTGGTGTAGTACTCGACCGGCTGGATGTTGGCCAGCTCACCCGTTGCACTGTCGAGTTCTATCCCATCCTCGTCATAACCCGCAGTGATGCGCACAATCTTGCGCGTGCGCTTGTGCATCGTGATCACAATGGGCTCTGGATATCCATCATCGTCCAGGTCCCAGCGCCGATGCTGCTCCAAAAACTCTTGCGAGGCATAGCGGTCACCGTCCTCGCCGTGATCGATCTGAAGATCAACGTCGGCGAACACACCCTCACGCTGATGCTCTATGATTTCATGAGGGTAGAGCTCGAAGCATTCCGTTTTGCGCGGCGCACGCTCGAAGCTCGGTGCATCCCAGTTCACCACCAGGTTCTTGGCGAGCACGATATCCGAGGCATTGCGATTGAGTGCTCGGTTGTAATAGCTCTTCTTGAACGTCGTCCCGACGATTGGGTTCAGCAGGAGGATAAGGTCCATGCCCTCCTGCCACTCCTCCATCTGATGGAGCAGCTGGAAGTTCATATGAGCAGATACACGGTCGGCTCGTTGCTTCTTTGCCCCGTCCTCATCTTTGCCGAGCACCTTGCCCTTGGCAACATGATTGCCTTGGATCAGCGCAGGCAGCGCGCGCGCATTGAATCGGATCGATGCCTTGGTCAGCGCGGGATACTTGACATTCGCTGCGCCCTGCCATGGGTATGATTTCTCCTCGACAGCCTGTGATGCGATCTTGAGGAACTCGTCATACTCCTTGTCCCAGCCAGCCTCCTCCCGCGATGACAGATCGATCTCGTACTCAGTGACGACCTGAGATCCCAGCTCCGCCAGCGTGCGCTCGTCGATTTCATCGGCGAGATTCGGCTTATCGATGGCCTCTAGCAGCGAGACAATATGCTGCGTGTCAATACCGCGCTGAGAGAGCATCATCAGGATCTTCTGCCACTCAGGCGGGAGCTGGCCACTAAAACCCACGCTAGGGGTCTGTTCGGCCATCATTTGGTCCGCAGGTACGCTCATAGGTCAATCTCGTATTGGAGGCCGCATTGGTGGCATACGGCATGTCCATCGCCGCACACGTAGAACACCTGACAACCGCATTCGCACTCCATCCGGAGCCGACCTTCACCGGGCGACCCTAGCGGCTCAGTGAGCATGCCGCGAATTGATCCGCATTCGCTGCATTCCAAGCCCCACGACACACCAGCCGGAACCACCGCATGCCACTCGTATCCACATGCACCACAGTGCGCTGGGCCTTCAATATGCGGTTCGCGTTCGGCACGCTTCTCGTCCAGGCTGACGACATGGCCCATCAATAACCACCAATCGGGTTTGCCGTGCTGCGGTCTATGGGCTCATCACGCATGAACCACTCTCTCGGGCGTTCCACCGGCTTACGGCACTCGCCGCCGCAGTACGGACAGGCTTTGGCTCGGCCGGCAAGCTGGATGCGGCATTTGGTGCATTGGGTGTAGGTGCGCAGGATCATGCGTGATGTCGCAATGATGGCGCCACGTAAGCTTTCATTTCTTCCTTAGTGATATGAAGCGGCCATCCAGCAATCATCAGATCAACTTTAGCGTTGGCTCGAACTTTAATGTCCTCAACGGCATCGAGTTCACGCTGCATTACCGAGCAATCCAGGGGCGGAAGAGGCCCATCATCCCAAATGTCCTTACGCCCAAACAGCTTACGCAATAGACTCATCAGTACCCACCTATCATGCTGCGGCTGTCGTCGAAATCGTCATATGGATCATCATCCCATATCTCGTTGGGCTCCACGACCCCAAGATCCGTGTCTGTGATCCTGGCCATACAATCCATTGAGTCATCGTGTAGGGCAACCGGAAATGCCTTGTACTCATCCTCGATGAACGTTTCGATCAAATCGTATTGCACGCCCTCGTAGTTCACCTTCATGATCTGCTTGGGCATCCACATCCTGCCCGCCTCGAAGATCGGTACAAGACGCTTAATGCGGTCGTTCTTTTGTAGCTGCCCGCCGAGCGGGACAATCTCAAAGCGGTAGTTCTCTCGCTCCATGCGATCTTCTAGGTATTCGATATCAGCATCCTTGCCATATTTCTCATAGCCCACACGAATCGGGCGCCACTTGCGGTGAAACTCGAACACCGCGTCACCGCGCTCTGTCAGGCTGAGCCTGTCACGCAAACCGTCAAGGACATAGTAATTACTATCCGAGCCGTACCCGATAACCCAAATGGCTGTGTAATCGCTGCCCTTCTTCTTCTCGCTAGCCGGGTCAACTAGGATATAAATGTTCTGGCCCGACCCATCGTTCTTTCGGTAAAACCGCAGCCAGGCCTCTTTGAAGCCCTGCGTGTCATCCGCCTTGGGGTTCTGGAGCATTTGGCACGCAAACGTGTATGGCCCCTGATCACGGCGCTTCTTCGCCAGCGTCTCCGGCAGCATCAATACTGGCGTGCCGTCCACAGTGCCTTCCACCGTCGCTGGATAAATGCGTGGCTGTGCTGCCTGTCGGGCCATGATCTCTCGGTAGGTATCGTTGTAGTGATACCGCGTGCCGATGTATCGCTCTTCACCGCCGTCAACACCAAGGTTCGTGGACAGTTCCCAAGCCTCCGTGGTCTTGCGGATCATATCCGGCGTGCTCACGCTACCCAGCGTCACCACATCATCATAGACACGAACCCAAAAGTGCTTAGACGTGGGCTGGCCATCAACCAAGCCCCATGCTTCTACGGTGCTCTCCTTTGGATTCGACTTGCGCTTAAGAACTAGTCCGTCATCTTCGGACCATTTCGGCGCCTCACGATTGCAGTTCTCCCAAATCACGTCCGGGAACCACTCGCGGAGGTTTTCGTTGCCCTCGAACTCACGCTTGATCTGCCGCAGAAAGCCTTTGGCTATCGGCCGCGTGTGACTGAAAATGCCAAAGGTTGGCTCAACGCCATCCCACTCTTTTAGAGGATCATCACCATGGCTTGCGAGGATATCTTGCAGCGTCTTGGCATACGTGATGATAGTTGATTTGTAATGCTCGCGCGCCCATAAGTCGAGATATCCGTTGGGCTCGTTCTGTACTTCACGACATCGATTAAAGAGCCACTGACGCTCGACATCAGGCCGGTTCAGCGCATACCGCAGCAGAAAGTACAGATCAGTGCGGCATAGATGACGGAGAGCTGGCGTCTTCTCCGCGTCCGGCAAGCTCTTCAAGCACTCGCTTAGTTGAGTCCGATACGACTCTATGGTGGTGCTGAACGTCTGCATTGAGATTGATGTCTCTCGGCAATACCTGCGCGATTACTTTTAAGTACACGTCAGGCTTCTCTGCACGCACCGACTTTATCGCGTCTACACCATGTGCTTCAAAGTCTGTGGCCAGCGCTTTAATGAAATCCTCGCCCAGCTTGTTCCTGCTGCCCTTCGGCCGGCCGGCTGGATTACCGCTCTGCCCAGGCTTGAACGCAGTCTTGGGTGCTTTCCTGTGTGCCATTCTGTACCTCAACTGTAGGTTCAGATTACTTCCGCTTGCTCTTGCGCTTCTTGCTCATCGCGATTGCGACGGCCTGCT